GTCGGAAACCAATGTCAGGACAGCACTCTCATTGATACGGTGTTGTGTAGGGCATAGTGTCCCACACGGAACTTTGGTATAATTGGAACAGGTATATTGAGAAACCCGCTTGCCATTGTTGGTGCGGTGGACATACATCTTGCCGCCGCAATCGGCACAATAGAGCAAGGCTTGTCCTGCTCTTTGTCCAGCACCTTTGCACTGTACTTCTGGAAGGCCGCCGTGATAGCGTCCGCCTGATTGGCTTTTGTGTAAGTGTTCTGACCGATATCTTTTTGGGTTTGGTGATCAACCATGTGCTTGGCCTGCAACTGCCGTTTGATTACGATATGTTGTTGACGCCCGTCGTTTTGACCTGGTACATTGCCACGGAGCTGGGCAGCATTCTGGAAAACGCCGCCGAGATGGGCGTGCCCGTCCCACCGGTTTTAAGGGAAGTGCTGGAGAAAGTACACAAGGCATCTGACCGCAAAGACACGACGGCAAGCGCCGGACATCTAGACGAATGAACCTCAAAATGCAGATGCGGCCCCGTCGCGCGGCCGGTGTGGCCGACGTAGGCAATGACCTGCCCGGCTTTGACCTGCTGGCCTGCGGTGACGCAGATGCTCGAGCAGTGCGCGTACAGTGTCGTCAATCCACCGCCGTGGTCGAGCTTGACGTGGTAGCCATAACTGCCGCCCCAACTGTCGAGGGCGTTGGCGATAGTGACGGTGCCGTCGGCAGCCGCCAGGATCGGGGTGCCTTCGGGCACAGCGATGTCGGTGCCGCTGTGGTAGCTGGTTTCGCCAGTGATCGGGTCGGTGCGGTAGCCCTGCGGCGAGGTGATCGTGCCCGCCACCGGCAGCGGCCATTGCAGCGCGCCGCCACCCAGCGTGGTGTCGGAGCCGGGCGTTAGGATCTCGCCACCCAGTTCCCCCATACCTTACTGAAAGTTTCCGATATATGCGGCCTTACCGGCGAAATCGGCTTCCATGACACGGACACCGGCTACCTTGTCAGCTTTCCCGATGATGACGGCAAAGCCGATCAGCGGATGGCCGAGTATAAGAAGCGGCTTATCGATCTTGAAAACAATATCTGGAATCGGTAATTTGTGACCCGCCGGGGAAATTCATATAAATAAAATGGCAGCCCCTTCTGCTGAAATTGCATCAGCGGAAGGGGCTGTATTTATATTGTATTCAGTATTTCCAACGCCCTTGACAGGGGCACCACTTTCTGGCACTTGGCCTTTTGGGAATCATATCTCGCTTTCTTACCGTCCGGCATTACTGCTATGGCGTTTTCTGTCAGGACAGCAGCTTTCAATTTGGGAACATAGCGATGAACCTTCCCCTGCCGGTCAATCTTGGCATGAGACATGATAAGTTCCGCTGTTCCCAGCTTGATTTTTGCTTCTTTCGGTAGCGGTGAAAGCCACTTGTAGGTTTCACGCTCCGAGGCCATCCCCCACATAGAATACTGGTAAACTCGCCCGCCGAAGAAGCTGTCCTGCTGTTCCATATATTCAAAGTGTTCCGTCTGCTGCGTGACCATCTGCGCCACGCGGTCGGCATTAAGCTCCATCTCCGCTAAGTGGATGCACTCATGCCGTTGGTGCTCGCAATAATAGCCACAGCTGATATTGACCGCAGCTGTTTCCAGATACGGTGCGATATAAGATATGTCACTACACGAACCACCTGCTGTTTCAAATCCGAACGAGGTAACGAAGTCCTCAAACTCCGGGTTATCGCAGCGGTAAAACACAGCATCATTACTGCCCCGGCGGTCAAGCTCTACAATGTAGTTTACCTGTGGCCGCAAAGGACCTCTTGTGAATTTCTTTGCACCTACACAGCCGACTTCCTCATCCTCACAGAACAGCACATGACAGTTCGCCGTGCGCAGGATCTGCAAAATCATCCAGACACCACAGCGGTCATCGCCGCCGATTCCCTGCGGTGACATAGCTACTGCCCTGTCTGCCGAATAGCATATCTGCTCGACAGGCTGACGGTGAACCGTGTCCATGTGGGCTACCAGCAAGACAGGAATCGTTCCCTCGGCATACAGGTAGCCGGGCTTATCGGTAACGGGGTAACCCCTGCTTTTCAGCTCGGCTTTTAACCTCTTTTTCAATTCCATCTGCGGCAGACGTAGAATGGTTTCAAACGTCAATTCTTGCATGGATTCCTCCTTTATGCGGCAAGGCCGCTCATCTGGTTCGGGCAGAAGCGATTGGCACCGATGGAAAGGCAGTCACTATGGATTGTGCAGTTTCCGCATACATCAACTACCTGCGCATAGCAGGCAGGGCAAATCCCGCGCTGCTCGCCGGATCGGGCAATTCCGATGCGCGGCATACCGATAAACTTTTCTTTGCAAACCGCACATTCATAGCTGCACTCATTGCAATAAAAGTGCTCATCAATATAGCGCCCATATCCATGCACCGTTTTGCCGCAGCCCTTGCAGACATACATATTGCCGCACTCTGCACAGCGTATGGAACGATGGTTCTTCTGTTCTCCACCGCAGCAGACGCAGCGGGCTACGGAGCCTATCGTCATTTGGCCATAGTCGTTTTCGCCTTTCAGCAAAGATGCAACCGCGTATCCATACTTATAGTCGGGATAGTGGTTGCTGTCCGCCGCAGACTCGCAGTAAGGTTCGGTATCTTTTCCACGCTTAAGTGACCACAGGTTCGGCTTGTCAAGGCATGTTGCGATTGCCTGCTGGACGATGCTGCGATACAATGTCTTTTGGTCCTCCAAATCTGTAGGATACAATCGGGATTGCAGCAGAACATTATCCTTATAGCAGAACATTTCTCGCGTGATGCGCGGGGCTGTATGGAAGTCCTGCGTGTACTCGTCACTGACCGTGAAGAAAATCATGCTGACAGCATCACCCATATAGGACTGGCAGCCGCCGCGGTAACCGCCGCCTTCTAAGCAATGGCAGGAACTCCAAGTGTTGTCACGGTTGGACATTTCGAGGAAATCGCAGGGGTGGATTGACAGCACTGCGGTTTTCTCGATATGCGCCGGGTTCAGAGCATCGGCCAGCCGTGCAAACAGCGCGTTGTATGGCTTTACTGTACGCATATAACGGTTGTCCGGCTCGCCCGCTTCCGCTTCCTCTTCGATTTGGTCGAGATGAAATTTCAGGCAGAGCCGATTGATAATGCGGCTCGCCTTTTGCCCTGGTGCGCACTTGATGTCGCCGTATTGCCGAATCGTGTCCAAACGGTACTCGTTCGGTATCCGGGCATAGTCTGCGGTCGCCGCGCGCAGGGCTGTTTCAAAGTTTTCGTATACAGTATCATCGGTGCAGGCTCTGCGGCCCAGTTCCAGTATGGCGGCACGTGTTTCGTCTACCGTGATACGGTCGATCTCTCGGCGCTCCTCCACGCGGAACACGATTGCCAGTTCTTTCTCATTCCATAGTGGATGCCTGCGCAGGAGCTGCAAAAGCCCCTGCTTCTGTTCGTACCATTGCGTAAGATTCGCCGTAACACCTTCCTCCGAAAACGGCTTCTGATACTTGTGCATGACCTCGTAAAATTGCTGCTTGAGTTCGTCCATCATTGTAATCTCGCCTTTCTTGAATTTTTATTTTTAACGCCGGGCGGCGCTAAACCAAAACAAAAAAACGAGAATAACTTTCCTTCGCTGCCAATAGCAGTACAAAAGTCATTCTCGCTTTATACGGGGCAGCCCCCGGCGGATAAAAAATGCCTGCGATGCACAGACCAGACGGTCAACGGCATTGCAGGCACAAAGTACAAAAATAACAACGTGTGTCAGTGCAAATTGCTTTGCAGGACACATACATCACTTACACCAGTATAATACCATAAATCGTAGAAAACGTCAATTTGCCGCTGAAGTTCATCCTGTTTTATTTTCGGCCAAGCAAGAACCTCCAATCTATGCGGCAAAACCGTATAGGTTGGAGGCTGTTTCAAATCAAGTGGTTACCTTCCTTGGTGGGTGAGTTTTTCATCCTCAACCCCAGCCAACTTTCCAGCGTCTGCAAATCGCTGAACAGAATGTCGTAGACCTCATCACTTACCAGCGGCGTATGGGCTTCATACGCCGCACGGCAGCGGTTCAGGCGGTCTGTCAGTTCCCGTAGTTTTCCGATGAAAGCGGCTTTTTCCTGCCATTCCTCAGTTTTCATTGGCTTTTGGGGGCGCATCGGCCGAAATTCAACTCGTGGATCACCGACAGGATGGTTTCATCGTCATCCCAGTCGGCAGAAAACGCTGTCGGCGCGTAGGGGCCGTCCAGTAAGACCATTACTCTCCCCTGCTCTATGCGCAGGGTCACATCCTTGCGCCGGGCGCAGACGATGGCGAGATTTCCAAGTTGCTTCATAAGACAAGCACTTCCTTTCTTACGCGGCCTGCAAAGCCATTGGCAGCACCTTGCGGCTCCACAGGTCAACAAACTTTTTTACTTCTTCCGTAGGGTCGCTGTTGTGGTCGCCATGGATTTGCTCGATTTTACCATTGCGCACCTCCACGGTCACATACGGCTTTTTTGGTTCTTCCACGCGGCGGACAAACACGATCAGACATTTTTTCGCTGCCACTCGCTCAATATAGGTGCCGACACAGTGGTGCAAAGCCTGTCCTTCTGCGATGAGGTCATCGGTTTGCTTGGGGCAGACAATTTGCAGTTTCTTTGAAGTGAGGTTAGCCTTTTCTGCCAAATGCTCATATACTTCACGAAATGCACGCTTTGTTTGCTCGTCCCTACACTTCTTAATGTATCGGCTCAACTCGTCATGGGCCTCATTGCAGTGTTTGGGAAACAAAACCTGACTGCTTTTCATATCATAATTCTGTTCTTGACACATTTGCAGATAGTCGCTGTAAGTCGAGATTGCTTCTTCCATCGGGGAACGATAGAGGAAAGCCCGCTTCAGCTGCATATAGTCTGGCAGCTGGCTGTCCATATAGCGCATGAATTTTCTTGCCGTCATATAGGCAAACCACTGCGTTGGAACCGTATGCACATGATTTTTGAGCTGCCACTGTAAAAGTTCCTGCCGACTGCGCAAATTAAGCTTCGTGTATTGCTGGTATGCTCTCAATGTATCGATGCCAGCATTTAACTCACGCAGCATGGTCAAATCTTCTTTGTTGACCCGTAAAATGCGGTGTGTGCGTTTTTGCGTGTCATCAATTTCTGCTCCCATACCGTGCCGATACACAATGTCTGAAACGATGCGCTCGAATCCAACTTTAACAAGATGCTCAATAAGTTTTGGATGGCGCCGATATACGCGCAGGTAAGTACTGACCTGCATAGCCTCCTTCGTAGGTTCATAGAACTGCCGGAGTGCGCAATACTGCCACGGCGTTCCCTGCAAGGCTCTTTTCAGCGATGGAAGGTAAATCGCCCCGGTATCATCGGCTTCATAGCCGCTTGTATAGGGAGAAAATCTTGGACGATTTCCTCTACGCCAGTGCGTTGTGCTATCGTAACTGCTGTCATAATAGAACGCTTCTGTGTCGGTGCCTTCTTTCCCAACGACGTGGATAAATAACCTTGCGTTCTCATAAATTTCTTTCGCAGGCGTATTCTTTTTTTCCTTATATGCCCAGCGTACCTTGAAGATCCGTATCAGCAATTCTTCATCGCTGATTTTTTGAATAACCTGGCAGGTTTCCCTGTCCTCATGGTAGGCGGCTCTTCTCCCCTGCGCTTTGGCGATTGCCTTTTGTTTGCATTGCGGGCAGACAAAGATTTTTCCGGTTTTCGGCTTTTTTATCACAGAAAACTTCTCGCAATAGGTACAAAAGACCTGCGTTTCCGGCTGGTTTCTGTCATACGAATAAAACAGATAGTGCGGCATGACATTTCGGTCAATCCAGCGTGCCAGATTTGACGGCGCAGCTGGGACCTTTTTCATTTTCTCGACTATGCCCATATCACGTTTGCAGCGGCGCTTTTTTGCCTGCTTGTTGCGAATACCATACTGATAGACCTGCAACGCCTCCAATATCGTGATGCCACTTGCACTTTGATTGATAAAGTCCGAAATCGTAACTCCATCCGTCCCTTTATAGAAAACACAGGATTCCCTAAATTTATAGAAACTTTCATCCACAAGATTTTCCAGCATTGAATCCCGCCACTTGACGTTTCCCTCGGCATCACGCTCCAGCGTGGCAAAGTCATCCTTGCCCTGAAACACGACCCATTTTGGCATGCGGTCATTTGCTTTCAGCCGTTCACATTCATAGAAGTAAACCGCCAGCGCCCTATGCCCGCCGAGCAGCTTGACGGCGGCCGTGACAAGGCATTTCACCCGTTCCGTGTACAGCACCCCAGCGTTCAGGCTGATGTTCAGCGGAGCATTGGCCGCGTGGCGGCAGGCTCGTTTGTCCAGTTTCATCCTGCCGCCTCCTCTGTGCCAAAGTCACCAAAGGTGAGTTGTTCTTCCTCTGCGGGTTTCGGGGCAGGCTTGGGCGCTGCCTTTTTGGGCTTATCCTTTTTTCCTTTGCCCGCCTTGGAAACTTTCCCATTGTAGGTTTTAGGAACAAACTTTTCTTCCGGTTCAGCGTCCTCCTTGGCATCGGCATCACGGAAATACTCCCGCGCCCACTGGTAGCAGAGTTCGTCCGGCACATCGCCGCCGAAACCGCCGCCCATAGGCTTCTCATCGTTGTCCTTCATTTCCTGTTCCAGATACTCCCGCGCCTTGCGGTTGATGTAATGGAAACAGTTCACCATCTTTTTCTTGGGTTTCATCACAAGGCGGGCAAAAACGGGGTCAGCCAGGCATTCGGTCTGCACATCCTCCATAACGCAGAGCTTCATATTGCGGCGGGTCAGGCGTTCGGTATCCTGCGAAACGCGGTTCATGGATGCCTGCATCACGTCGTCATCCGACATGGCGGCAAGGCGGTCCAATTCCTGCTGTTCCCGCAGTTTCTTCTGCGCCTGTTTTGCCTCCCACTCAGCTTTGCGCTTGGCTTCGGCGGCATCAAATTCAGCCTTTTTGCGGGCTTCTTCTGCGTCCTCCGCTTGCGGTTCCTGCTTCTGGGTTTCTACCGGCTCAAATTCTTCGCTGAAAGAATCTACGGTTTCACTATCCGAAGATACCTCAAAAGCATCATCCTCGGCGTCGCGGTTCATCATATCAATTTCAGAGAGTATACCCATTGTTCTGTCCTTTCCAAAAAAGGCAGAGAGCTACCCGATGGTAACTCTCTGCCATAACTTTGCGCGGCATCAGGCCGCTTTTTCTTTTGCTTCTTCCTGCCGCAAAGCAAGCTGCCAGTCGTCTATGCCCTTGTAGGCAGTATTCCAGACAAGGCTTGTGCTTTGCAGCCCGGCTACGCGGGCAATCTGCTGAACCTTTTCGGCGGCAGATGCCACATATTCATTTTCTAACTTGTCCATGTCATAGGCTTCCACGACCAGCTTGGTGCCGTTCTGTGCCATGCAGCGCAGTGCGGATTCCAAGCCGTTCAAGCTGTTCACCCCTGCCACAGCAACAAACGAGCGTCCTGTCAGGCAGTAGGCAATATCGGCTTTGAGCAGCCCTTCCGTCACATATACGGTCTTGGCAAACGGCTCGCCCACAAAATGCAGCGGGCTGCTGGAGGTCACGCCATGCGGCTTGCCGATAGAAGACAGCCATATATACTTCGCCCCGCTTTTGCCCGGTGGGTCATCCCTGCGGCGTAGCGGCGTGTCCAGCCGTATCTGCATACCGCAAATAAGACCATCCATACCGACAGCCGGGAGCAGGATGCCCGCCGTGCGGCTGCCGAAGTTGATCGTCCACCGCCCGGCATCGTCTTGATAGAAGCCCGGCACACCCTGCAAGGTGCAGCCATGCCGCCGCAGACGCTCGGCATAACTGCGGCACAGAAACGCAGGCGGGGTCGATTTGAACCCGAACCTTGCAATCTGTTCCTCGGTCAGCCCGCGCCGCGGCGACAGCAGATGCGCCTTGTGCGTGGGTGTCAGCGGCAGCATGGAGAGCAGCAGCGAGTAGGTCTGATGGATCTCCTGCGGGGTGGCACGGATGTTTTGTTCCGGCTTTACCCCGATGCAGTCATTTACCCTTGGCCGGGGCGTATACCGCCCCAGTGCTTCGCAAATCTCGCGGTAGGCATCGGCATTGCCGGTGCAGTTATAGCGGGCATACAGTGCCAGCATACCGCCCGCCGCGCCGCAGCGGTTGCAGCGCCAGACATTTTTGTCCGTGTTGACATTGAGCCGCCCGCGCAGATCCCCGCAAAAGGGGCAGTTCAGGTACAGGCTCGACGGCAGACGGCGGCGGACGGTAAGCCCCAGCAGTTCTACCACATCGGCAATGCCAAACGGGAACGTATCGGAAGATGAGGTCATACGAAACGGCCTCCTTCCCGGTTATCCCGCCTGTTTCTCCTGCAAGCTGTCCCATATAATGGCGGCCGCCGCGCGGAGAATGTTGTTTTCTCCCTGATAGCCTTTCACATACCAGCGCAGGCTGGCAGGGCGGCGGTCAGCCACCTGTGCCAACGTCCAGCCCTTGCAGGTGCCGCAGTCTACGATGACGTTTTGCGCCTGCTCGTAGGTCATCTGGCGGCGGATTTTCTCCACCGGACTGCTTTGGGTATATGCAGCGGCGGGCGGTTCCTGTTCCAGCACAATGACATTCTGCGTCGGTTCTATCGGGGTCTGCGCGGGCTGCACGGATTCCGGCACAACCGTCTTAGGTTTTTCTACGACTTCTGCCGTTACCTGTTCGGGAACAGGCATATCGTCCGCCATGATGGCATCCAACGGGTCCGCCTTGGCAGACTCCTGCGGGGTAGCTTTCACGGGCTCCGGCTGCTTCTGCACAGGCTCTGCGACTTCCGCTTTCGTCTGTACCAGCTTGGAAATCTCTGGTTTTGCGCCCACCGGCACCTCGCTGCCGTACTCCTCGGATTCACTGCCCACATCGGCAAACTGGATGCCAAAGCCCGCATTGGAGAGTGCCGTGTCCAGCGCTTCCTCCTGCGCAGCCTCCACATACAGCCCACCGGGCGTTGTGTCCAGCGTGCAGTTGGCAACATAGCTGCTCAACGGCTCGGCATCCTCGCGGTCACGGTAGACCTTGGCTTCAAAAATGGCCATTTTCTCGGTGATGCGCAGGGCGTTGAGCTTCAGTCGCCCCGTGGGGCAGGCCAGCCGGAACCACAGCTTTTTGTACCGTAAGTCAAGGCGCATCACGTCCTCCCCGGTCTTGCGGGAAGTTGTGCGACGCAGGAATTTCAGCGGGTCAAAGCCTGACACATGATTTAGCGCGGCCACAGTGGCGTTAGTGGTGTACAGCATAGATTCTTGATTCCCTTTCATGGGTGATTTCTCCCTTCAATTTTGTATTCAGCCGGCCTGTTGCAGCTCCGGCAGTGCGTTTCGTTCGGTGTGGTACGCCTTACAGTACAGGCGGATGCGCTCGCCCAACATGGTATTGCGCTTGCTGATATCGGCGCGGTGAACCGCCATAAACAGGATTGGCTTATGTCCCACAAGGATGACTTTTTTCTTGGCGCGGGTTACGGCTGTATACAACAAATTGCGATACAGCATGATTGTGTGTGCCTTGACGATGGGGATAATGACCGTTTCAAACTCTGACCCCATCGCTTTATGAATCGTAGTAGCGTAGGCAAGGTCAACATGCGCCAGTTGTTCCGGCGTGTAAGTCAACTTGCGGTCGCCGCCAAAATCCATCTGCACAAGCCGTTCGCCTTTGCTGTTCGTGGTAATCCCGGTAATAAAACCGAGGTCACCGTTGGACACTTTCTCGGTGTTCTTTGTCTGCATAACACGGTCATGGACACGGAAGATACGGCTGCCAATCTTCACTTCTTCCTCGGCCGAACGGAACGGATTGACTCGCTCCCGGATGGCGCGGTTGAGTTGCTCGGACGCTGCCTCGCCTTTCTCGCGGAACGGCGAAAGGATCTGCACATTCTCGATGCCGCGCTCGGCAGCTTCTTTGCAGTAAATATCTTGGATGCGCCGCGCCGTTTCGATTTGCGTCGGGCTGTCCACGAACACAAAGTCGTTGCCGTAGTACAGCTTGGTGCTGCCCTCATTGATGAACTTCGCATTGTAGGCAATCAAGCCGTCTTTCGACTGGCGGAAGATCCAATCCAGCACTGTGACAGGCACCATTCCGCTGTGGATCAGCTCATAGAACACGTTGCCGGCGCCTACGCTGGGCAGCTGGTTCGGGTCGCCCACAAGAACGACCCGTGTGTGCTGAACGATACGCTTGAAAAACTGCTGTGCCAGCCACATATCCACCATAGAAAACTCGTCCACAATGACGAGGTCGGCATCCACAAAGCGAACGCGCTCGCCATCGCCCACTTCTTCCCCGGTGCCAAGCCCCAGTGCGCTGTGCAGCGTGCGGGCTTCGTCCACGCCGGTGCTTTCCGCCATGCGGCGGCTGGCACGACCCGTAGGAGCCATGAGGGCGAACTTCCCTTTCGGGTGCAGGTTCTTGAACACCTCGATGATGGCCTTTAACACGGTGGTCTTGCCGGTGCCGGGTGAGCCGGTGATAATCGTCAGCCCATGCCGAAATGCCGTGCGCACCGCCTGCTCCTGTTTTTGGGAAAGCGTAATGCCCAGGCTTTCGCGCACCGATTCCAGCGCAGATTCGATATTCTCAGCCACACTGATGTTGGCAAGCCGTTCGGCAATCATGCGGGCGGTGTCGTCCTCCTGCCCGAACACACGCGGGCTGTACAGGTACTGCTTATAGGCGACCACTGCGCCGTGCAGAATCATCTGCTGCAAGGTTTCCTGCACCTCCTCGGCGCGGACGCGCTGTTCCGGGATGGGAATAGGTGCGTTGAGCAGCAGAAGCGTTTCCTTTACCAAATCTTCCGATGGCAGAAACAAATGTCCCGATTTGCCGCGGGCATCCTCCAGCGTGTACAGCACCGCACCCTTGATGCGCTCGGCGCTGTGCAGGCGGTTATCCGTCTTACGGACGATGCCATCCACACGCTTGAATCCGAAGCCGGAAATCTGGCACAGGTCATACGGACAATTTTTGAGGATGTCCACACACGCCGGACCAAAGTTCTGATAAATTTTCAGCGCCGTGGCGGGCGTAATTTTGAACGGACCCAAAAGGCTCATAAGGTTGCGCAGGACACGGCTCTCGGCGTAGGATTCCTCAATGTCCTTGAGCTTGCCCTCGGTGATGCCGCGGATTTGCAGCAGCTTCTCCGGCTCGTTGTCAAGGATATTCAGGGTGTCCGGTCCGAACGTGGCAACAATGACCTCTGCTGTCTTGGGACCGATGCCCTTGATAAGCCCGGAACCCAAGTATGCCAGCAGACCGTCCGCTGTCTGCGGAACGATTTCCTGCCACTGCTCGACTTGCAGCTGGTACCCGTACTTGCTCTCGACCCACTCGCCGTCCAGTTCCAGCTCCACCGCCTTGGTGCGGGGCAGTTCGTACCCCACTGCCGTAAAGCGTAGCATACGGTCGCCGTAATAGCGGCCGCTGCAAGCCTGCGGCGGGATGCGCGGGTCGCTGGTTTTGACAACGATGATGGAGAATTTGTTTGCTTCGTTGTAAAAAATCGTAGATTCGTAGGTGACACGGCAGCCGGTAATGCCGCTGTGTTCCTGTTCACTGTCGTGCATAGGCACGCTCCCTTCTTTGTCAGGCGGCTTCGTCCGCCGCTTTTGCCTTGATGCAGAACCGCCGCGATTCCGATACCGTAACGTACTCATCGTAAATTTCGGGGTGTAGCAGTTTCATCTTTTGGAGATTGTCTTTCGTGATGCCTGTCCGGCTGACGGGGTTGTAGCTGATGGTGTACTGTGTACCGCCGTACTCCCCCATCGCCATGCAACTGCCATTGAGTTTGGCAACCATCTGTCCTTTCAGCCGCTGCATTTCTGTGTCCAGCGTCCTAACTCTCGTTTCCACCTGCTGCTTTTGCTCCTGTAAGCGGAGATACCGTAGCATGGTGGCAGACAGGTCATTGTCCAGCTGGATGGCAGGAATCGTCTTATCCGCAGCACCTAAGCGGCGGCGCAGGCTTTCGAGGATCAGGCTGCCGTCCTCGGTGTAGGGTGGCGGGATGCGGGTCAGGATGTGATCGTGCCAGAACTCGCGTTCCAGATAGATCATCTCCTGTTCGTACTCCCGGTCGCGGTACAGGTGGCGGATAATGACTTCGTCCTCATTGTTGCCATACAGACAGCAATAGAAGATTTCGTCGATGTCCATAACGGTCATGTAGTGGCGTCCCTGTGTTTCGTAGTAGACGGGAACACATTCCTCGCCGTCCTTCCACCAGTGGTCTTTTGCGTTGTAGTTGGTCGTTTTGATTTCCAGAATCGCAATTTTTCCGTTTGGCAGGCGGACAAAGTAGTCCACATCTGCCAGCATGAAGGGATACTGCGGGTGTTGGAACATTTTCTTGATCTGGAAAACCTCCAACCCGGTTTTCTTGGCGAAAATCCGGGCGACCAGCGGTTCCAGCAGATGCCCCATTTCCAGCGCTACCCAGTTGCCTGCATCATCGGCAACCGAAGCAATGTTCAGCTTGTCGTCGTACAGGTCGCGGGCAGTGCGAAACGGAGAAATGCCGAGGATCGCAGCGACATCGCTGCCGCCTATCCCCCGCCTGCGGTATGCCAGCCATTCCTGCTCGGTGAGGTTTTCGGTGCTGACCAGAACCTTGGGTTCTTGCCGTATGTGTTCCGGCATCTTCAGCCCCTCCTCTCGCGCTGGCGATAGGGGCGTTTGGGCCGGGTGCGCACATGGTACAGCCGATACTGCAAATTGCGCGGGATGGGTCTTGCCTTGCGCGGGCGCGTGATGCGCCGCGCGATGGCCTTGGGTCTTGCCTGTTCGTTCATTTGGTGTTCCACCTTTCCTATATAGAATGTATTTCTCAAAGCCGATTGGCCTTGAAACAAAATAAAAAAAGCGAGAATGATCGCAGGCAATGCCTGATGTTCACGGCAAACCGTGAACCACGATCCTTCTCGCTATGGTTGGGTGTTTTCCACCCCGTATAAAAAGAAAAGTGCCGGCAGCGCCCACCCAAAACAGGCAGGACAAGGCTGCTGGCACAAATTACAAACTCAAACAACGTGTGCTCAAGGCACAAAAATCATTTACAGGTGGAGTATAGCATATTTATCATTTTCTGTCAATGGACTTCCCTTGTGGGTAGGAAACGTATTCCGACTCTCGTACCTGTTCTCAAGAGAGTATTTTTCGCTGTTTTATAAACATAAAAGCCGCAAGAAATCTTTCTTGCAGCTCTTTTTATCGTATAACCGTTTGCTTTCTGTTCAATGCCTCGTTATTTAACAGCAGGCCAAGCACGGCAAACCTATAGGTCACGATTTCTCCACAATCCATGGATTTACGAATATCCTGTATGCGGACAACAGCTTTCAGAATTTCGAGTTGCTCCTCGGTCAGGTAAAATGTGACCTGCTTATTGATTGGCTTTCCTCCTCGCTTCCCTGTTTGCTCCGGCAGGTATTCTATTACATCTCTGCTCGCTGGCAGTACATAATACTCTTGTTTTTTTCCTTCTGGAATTGCCATATCTTCTTCCGAGCCAGATACGACACAATGCCCCTTCCCTACCCTTGCAACTTTTTTGATTTCGCTGATAAGTAGTCGGTTTGCGATGGTTCCTACCCGAAGTCCTTCATACGCTGCTTCCAATTCAAAGCACTCGTATATCTCTGGCCGGAAGCGAATCAAAACCCGTTCCTTTTTCTCCATTGCCGCCACCGACCTTACTCAATCGCCTCTATAATATTTTTTAGCTTCGTAGAGATTTCGATAATCTCATTCAATGCGGCAACATCTGCGTCTCTGGATTCTTTAGATACGCCTTTCAGCGCTTTTACAAAAGCCTTGCTGCTGTATGTCTTGTTCAGCTTTTTGACCATTTGCGGCACATTTTTCTGAATTACACTGCTCTTGGTCTCGGTCACCTCATGTTCTTTGCGAACACGATCCTTGGCCGCCTCTTTCTTGCCCTCATAATTGATTGCAGATATTTCTTCGGGTTTACTGCTTGCTTTTACTCTGCCATATTCGTCCGCTTTTGCGCTCAAGTCGGCAAGCCCATCATCAAAGTAACCGATGGCCTTTTCATAAGCAGCTTCATATTCTTTTGTTGTTCCCTGCCGCTGTGCATCATAAAGAAGCTCTCTGAATGCATCATGCAGAGTATCTCTAAGAACCTCTACATAGTTTTTCCCGGCGCTTTCTGCATCATCACTGTGGCAATCCACTGCTTGCAGCTTCTCAAATCGATTTGCAATTTCATCCTGCTTATCCGCTTCAAAACGGAGATAAGTCTCGCACTCGCTTCTCGTTAAAAATTTATCATTCAGTAGAGTCTTTAACTTACCCTTCAGTTTTTCTTCTATACGTGCATCACGCTCAATCGTGCGCGGATTTACCGTACTTACACTCTTTGTCGCGTTCAACGCTTCTTCCCTGCTCATATTGTAAGGCTCTCTTTGTAAGCAGGTAATAAACTCCGCTATTGCCTGGCGTCGAATAGCTTCGTCACTAAAACCGCCACGAACCTGCAAGTTTGCACTGTACAGCAGCACCTTTTTCTCATTTTCGGTCAAAGGTGTTGTCACAACATTGCAGTTTACAATATTCCATGTTGCATCGCCTTTTTCCTGCAAATAGTTCAGCGCACGAAAGCGACGCTCGCCGGAAAGAAGAACGTATACCGTACTTCCTTCTTCCTGCTCAGGAAATACAACAAGGTTATGCATCAGGCCGTTGCGTTTAATGTCCTCTGCTAAAATGCGAATATCTTCGTCATCATCCATTGCGCGGAAGATTTGATTGTCAGGATTTGTTCGGATATTCACCAGCGCAATATCCTTGTTATCGTATTCAACCTTTCTGTTTTTTGCAAAAAGGCTATTATAAATATTGCCTGCCTCATTGTTGTTGACTTCTGCAAGCATATCTTTTCCGGGAAGACTGGGAGCCGTTATGTTTCCCTTTGTTCTTTTCTTCATTGCCATTTTAGTTCACCCCAATCTTTTCCAATCGAGACTTTAACTCTTCATAGGCCTTATTGTAGGCCACCGCCACAGGCTGCGTTTTCGCCATAAAACACACAGGAAGATGTTTCGTAACAGACATATTCACACTCAGACCACTGGGAATTTCCGTTTTATAAAGAGACGCGCCAAGAACCTGCTTGCATTGGTCGCGGATAATTTTTGTGGAAGCTGCCTTTTTTGCAACCATGGTAAGAATAACGCCGATGCCTTTCAAGTGGCTGCCCGGTGTATTTCTAAGTTCATTGCAGAGCGCATAGGTACGGAATGCCGATTCCTGAGAATTAGCTTCGCAAAGCGAAGGAATCAGCACATAATCCGCTGCGTTAATTGCATTTGTCAGCAAAAGCGAATCGCGGGTAGGCTGTGTGTCAATAATTATGTAATCATAATCTTCTCTGACTTGGTTCAGAAAGTAATAAAGGAACTCGCCCATATTGGACAGGCTCTTGGGGTCTCCCTGTTTGAAATACGTCTGTGCGTCCTCAAAGATTCCCGGAATTCGCTGATTGATGCGCGGTGTCTGCGCACTACACGGAATCATATCAACGTTTTCATATTCGGTTTCAACAATATAGTCTCTTGTCCTAGTGTATCGAAATCCGTCAAACATATCAAAGAGCGCTTTGCCATTATAAACTCCGCTTGTAATGCCATTTCCGCCGCTCAGCGCACTTGTAAGATTTCCCTGTGGATCTGTATCTATGCAGAGAACCTTTTTGCCCTCATCACCCATCAGATAGGCGAGGTTCGAAGCTGTGACTGTTTTGCCCGCCCCACCTTTTTCGATGGCGATCGTAATAATCTGTGCCGCCATTACTATTTCCTCATTTCGTCAGTTGTGTATTGGAAAGACTCGCGTACCTGTTGTTAAATGCAGCATCCTGCTTCAACAGGTTGTTTTGCGACTTGCGTACCTGTTGCTATTCGCTTTTTGTTCTGTCGCCCAACTTCGGAGCAAACAGTTGATAAACTAATTATATCACATACATCTACTATGTCAACACGAATTATAGGACAATGCCTGCGTTTCTTTTTTCTAAATAAGTTTGCTAAGACTTAAGTACCTGTTGCTATTTACATCCGTGTTTTCTTCTGCTGCTCCATTAAGCAGAAAAGCGGCCTGCTATTTTAGCAGACCGCTTTTCGTATAGTTCTTATTTAATCTTCAAACATGGCAGCCCAATTCACCTTGAATAGATTTGCTCTATCATCATCCAGCATAGCAGCACGACGTTTACCATCACTTATGATGGTCGCAGAGTTTTCTATAATGTCGTTGTAAACCACTGTGCGATAGTATTGCGCGGATTTTCTTTCTTGGGCCTTTTCGAGCATTGCCTTATACTTAACGCTCATTCCCAATGCCCATGTTTTCAAACCGTCGTTGTCCTTGATAATTCGGTTCAGCGCTTCAAGCGTTTCCTCTGCTTGATCTTTCTTCTTTGTGTTAGTCAAAATCTTTGCCGCGTATGTGAATACATCAATAAATATATTTCTCTCGTCCGGTGTCAATTTTTCCTCATACGTCTGATATTGGGCTTTTGCCTCCAACTCGTTTCGCGCCAAACGATAAGTCGTAGTCAGAATGGACTCGGCCAACGGCTGATTGTACTGCTCCAGCGTTTCCTTGCTAACAGTGCTGCGGCGTTTTCGCGGTTTTCTTCCGATTTCAGTATCAGCGCCTTTGTGTTCTTGATGGAAGGCCCTGACGTTTTTCATCTCTTCTCGATTTTTATACTTGATAAAAATATAGAGAAATTCGTATTTTCGGACTCCCCGCCGACGAACGGGCTCGTAGTCAAACCAGAGATCCGTCATCTCATTGATTTCTTTTTTGACCATTACCAGAACGTTCTTCTCAAAGTCGGAGAAAACCTTATACTTTTCGGTAAGTGGTTTATCTCGGCTGAATTTGGCCGCAGAACTGTCTTTACTTTTGCTTTTGCTTCTGTTGATTTCATCGCGCGTTGGCATAGAAAGCATTCCCTTGAATTCTTCTATGTCAAACCTCTTATACTTAAATCCTTTCAACGCATCGCGTTTATTGGGAAACTTTTGCAGCACTTCTTCTGTAACGGGTTCAAAAATCAACCCATTATTGTAAGAATAGTCTCTATTATTTCCGTTGTCATAAGACAAAATTATCTCATAGACACGCATCGAGTAGGTGCTTTGCATCATGAGCAAATACTCAATGCTGTAAGAAGTATAGTTGCTGGTGAGCTGCGCGATATCTTTCCAAATGTCCGGGTTAAAGCGCATACTTATCGTCTTTTTCTTCATGTCAACGATAGAACCACGGTTGACCCATGACATAGTCTTGTACTGATCGTTGCCAAGCGGTACCCAGAACATCCTATTTTCTAGGCTTTCAATGGTTTTGCGCAGGTAGTTTGCGTAACCACTGTCCATTGCATTTACACCCGTAAGTTTTGCAAAATCATCGAACGAAATCGTATAGTATTTTGATGCGTCTAAATCATGTCGCTGGTCTATCTTTGACAGCAACATAAAAAGGATTTTTTGCTCATTGCGGGGTAGGGAATACTTTGTGCGCTGAATCAGATCGTTACTTTTTGTAATAAAAGAGCCGAAAGCATAGGTATCCCTCTTTTTTAGACCTGCTTGCTGCTTTCCGTCATTCGGCTTTTCATCCGATATAACTTCACCAACGATTGTATCTACGGCTTCGCTACTTTGATTACTTTCATCTATTTTCTTCATAGAATACTATAAGACAAAAGATTGAGAATCCACTTTGTCTATACCTTTCTTTATGAACCAATCGTCAATTATGGGGAACTGTCGGCATGGAGAATCTGTGAGGGCATTTGCAGATTTAGATAAGGGTACACCTACACATCATACTAAGTATCATACATTATCTAAAAAAAATTGTCAAACGCTTTTAACAGGTGATTTTATTTTTGGTTTTTCTTAAAGACTTATATAATTACTTTTTACTATTT